CAGTGCTGCGGTTGAACGCGGCCAACCGCGCCTTGGCGGCCTGCTTGGCGGCGGATTCGTCGGGGTAGATATGGCGGTCGGTGTGCACGGCCGGCAGGCCCTCGGGGGCTTCGCCGTTCTCCAGCTGGATGACTTTCAGCACACCGGTTTTCTGGTCTTGGTGCTGGGTCTGTACGGCCTTTTGCGTGCTGCGGTCGCCGAGACGGAACGTGTAACGGCTGACGTCGTTGCGGTTGATGGTCACCACGCCAAAGGCCTTGCCGCTTGCGCTCTGCCCGCCTTGGCGAGGCATGACCAGCAGCTTGCCGTCGGCCACCTTGGCGGTGCAGTCGTACTGCTTGGCCAGGCGCGTGATGAAATTGAAATCGGATTCGTTGCGCTGGTCGACGCGCGGCACCTTGGTTTCCACCTGGCACCCCGGTTGCCAGCCATTACGGCCGGCTATGTCGGCGACGATCTGCGCCAGGGTCTTGTCCTCCCAACTGCCGCTGCGCGTGGTCTTGCCGCTGCCGCGCATGTCGCTGGCCTTGCCACGCAAGGTGATGGTGTCGGGCGGGCCGGTAACCTCGATCTCGTCAATGGTGTAACTGCCAAGGCGCGCCAGGGCCTGGCCGGCGTAACCCAGCATGACCTCGATCTTGGCGCCACGGCTGGGCAGCGCCACCGCCTGGGCGCGGTCGTCAATGCGCAGCTCGAACTCGTCCGACTCCATGCCGGGCTTGTCCGACGTGCGCAGCAGTATCAGGCGGTCATTGATCAGCGCGGTTATGTCCTTGCCGTCCGCGACGATTTGAAACGTGGGTTTCATGGGGGGAACTCCAGAGACGACAAACCCCGCGCGGGGCGGGGTTCGTTACGCGTAACGCCGGGCGAGTGCCGGCGCCGAAAAGAAAGCCCCGCAATGCGGGGCGGGGTTAGGCCATCAGTCCCACAGGGTGACCAGCTCCACCGCCGGCGCCGACAAGTCGGGCAAGCGGATGACCAGGCCCACGCGGTACGGCTGCGCCTGCCTGGCCAAGTCGGGGTTGGCATCAAGCACGGCCTCGACCGTGCCGTTGAGGTGGCCGTAATGCCGCTGGCAGATCGAATCCAGCAGATCCCCCTCAGACGTTCTGCAGGTCGTCGCCATAGCTCACAAACTCCAGGGTAAAGGCCTGCTTGCGGGGGACGCCGCCGGCCATCAAGTGACTTTGATCCTCGCTTATGGTGGTCAGGCACCAGTTGCCCAGCACCTCGCCATAGCCCGTGGTCAGGTTCACCGGTTCCATGGCGCGAGCGATCCCGCGCAGGGTGTCCAGCTGCTTAAGCCCACCCTTGAAGCCTGGGAAAATCGCGCCCTTGAGGGTTATGGTTTCTTCGCCAAGGCTTACGGACTGCTGCGCCGTGCTGCGCCGCAGCCGCTCTTGGCCGGCCCACTTCACCGAGGTTTTGCGGCTCAGTTCGTCAAACGCGGCCGTGTCCAGGTTGAAGTAATACGGCTGGGCGTTCGGCCGTAGCGGCTGAATGATCAGCAGATGCGGGAACGGCTTCACCGCCTCAGTGAGCGGGGTGGCCAGCGAGCCACCGCCGCCGGTGGGCAGAATGTTGGCCAGCGACGGGCTGACGTTGCCCGCCACCCGGCTGACTTCCGAACTCACCTTGCCGGCCTTCTCCTTGAACGTCCCCAGGCGCTCCTGCACCTGGCCGGCCGCCGCAACGGTGCGGCCGTAGGTGGATGCCACTTCACCGGCTCGGGACTGGGCAACGCTGATCGTGCGCATCACCCGCCCCAACTTCTCGCCGACGGCAGGGCCCACAATCGGTATGTTTTCCAGCTCGCCGGCGGCGCCGGTGATTTCGCTGATCGCGCCCGTCAGTGGCCCAAGCATGCCGTCCAGGCTCACCCGCCCAGCCTCGCCTGCCTGGATCAGCCACTTGAGGCTTGATTGCAATTGCTCCATGTAGGCCATCGGCCCTCCTTACAAGTGCGGATCGTCAAACAACGGGGTGGCCACCTGGCGGCCGGCCGTCTCGCGCAGGAACCGCTCAAACTGTGCACGGTTGTACGGCTCCAGCTCGCGGGCCAGCTGCGCAGGGTCTTTCACGTCGCCATTGACCGTGATGGTGTTGGTTGGCGAAAAGGTGATGGTTTGATCGAGCTTAGGCGCCTGCGCTTTCGCCGGGGCGGCCGACTTGGCCACCTCTGGCAGCGGCGCCGGCGGCGGGGCTTCCTTGACCATGGCGCGCACCACCGCACCCGGCGCAGCTTCCGGCTTGGCATCCATGGCGGGCGCCTCGGCCGGTGCTGCAGGCTTGGCGCGTACTGCCTCGCCAATGGCCGGAGCCTCGACCGCCGGCGGCGCCTTGGGCTGCACAGCGGCGCCGATCTGCGGAACCTCAACCTTGGGCGCCGGCTTGGCCTGCAGCTTGTCCTCGGCCGGAACCGGGGGCTTGGCGCGCACCGCCTCGCCAATGGCCGGCGCCTTGGGCTGCACGGCGGCGCCGATCTGCGGAACCTCGACCTTGGGTGCCTCCTGGGTCTGCGGCTTGTCCTCGGCCGCGTCAGGGGCCTTGTCCTCGCCAAACAGCTTTTTGCCCAGCCAGCCACCAAAAGCCTCTCCGCCCAGGCCACCCAGGGCCAGGCCTACAGCACCGCCCACAGCCGTACCGATGATGGGTACGAACGAACCAATGGCCGCACCTGCAGCAGCACCTGCCCAGGCACCGGCCATGCTGCCGGCCACCCCGCCATACCCTTCGGCCTTCTCGTCCTGGGTTTCCGCGTTCAACGCAACATCCAGGGCGCCCGGCACCACGTCGGCCAACTTGCCGCCAGGCAGCTTGGCGACCGCCTTGGTCACGCCACGCACACTGCGCACCATGCGCCCCAGGTTGCTGGCCTCGCCCGCCACCTCGCCGGCGCCGGCGAGCGCTGAAACGCCCGCTGCCGGCAGATGCATCGGTGCCGGCCTGGCCGCTACTGGTGCCACCGGAGCCGCAACGGGAGCCACCCGCACCGGGGGCGCAACACTGGGCGTGCGGCGCGAATCAGTCAGCGAACCGGCACGGCGCCGGCGCCGACGGCGCGCACGACGGCTGGCAGGCTCTGCAGGGCCGTTATTAGCGACGGCACCACCCAGCCGGCCGATGGCATCGGCATTGACCACGAACACGCGCTGCGGGTCGTTGCTGGCCTCTGACAGCGGCTCAGCGCCGCCACCCCGACCAAACACCTTGCCCAGCACGCCCAGGCCGGTGTCGAGCACACGACTGCCGGTCTTGGGTACCGGCAACTCAGCCGGCGCCTCGGCGACCTTGCCACCGCGCCGGTGCCCCCAGGCGCGGCC